AAACTGCTCGATCGCGTTGATGAATTCGAGTTGCCGCGGCGTCGCCCATGTCTTAAGAGTTGCATCGATCAAGCATCGCCCCCTATACGCTTTAGTGCCGCCTCGCGATCAGCCTTCATCGCGCCAGCAATCAGTCGATGCTTCTCGCTCTCTACGCTGCCCAGTAGCGCCCCGTGCGCGCCCTCTTGATCCAGGCATAGCGCCATTTCTTCAGCGTCCTCCGCGAAGTCCATTGCGAGCATCGCAACAGCCAGAACGCCAAGCGCAGACAGCAGCAACACAAGCGCGACAACGACAAGCGAGACGAGAGACATGGCGGCTCCTATAAGTCTGCGAATGTATTAAATGTGGGCGAGCGAACGCGCAAAGCATCCACGGCGTCGACCGTTTGCAAACAAAACTTGATGTTCTAATACTTGCGAAGTATTATATCTATACGCAAACGCGGAGACCAACCATGAGCCACTACGAAAGTTACATCCTGAAGCAAGCAGCCGAGACGATCGGCAAGCTGCGCGAACTGATGCACACAGGCCCGATCACGATGGAAAGCTCCGTCGCAATCGGCGAAGCCAGCGCCATGCTGAAGATCCTGTCTAACGCGCTGGAGGCTCGCAGTGAACGCGCGGTTTAAGTGCAGCCACGATTTCTGGCTCGATCAGGAGGCAGACGCCTACTACAACGAGACAGATGGCGAGGATGACGAAGAACCGGAGGAAGATCCGGATGACGAGTGACTAAGGCCCGCGCGATGCGGGCTTATTTGTTGAGAGCGGCCGGCGCGCAGTCGGAATCCAACCGATAAAGCTAAGCCTCCCTGCCGGCACGGTGGAAGCCTGCGCATTCACTCTCACGACTGCCGACTGGCCGTCCGCTGCGCCACAAGTCGTTTTAAAAGCCCCTTGGACTGAGGCTACCAACCAGCATGCGTGAGAGCGCTGTCTTTCCAGCAGTCAGGCGTGGGGAGCGCCGGCGAAAACGAAAAAGCCGCCGCTGATTTCTCTAGCGACGGCCTACTTGTAAAAAACCGCTCAACCCATCAGGGGAGCGGAAACTGCTTTGCAGCAGAAGGAACCGAGAGCAGATTTACTCTAGGGTGACACAATCATATCAAAACAGTCCAAGTTGTGTCAACCAAAACTTTGCGTGTATTAGTGCGTTCGCCCAACGATCGACAGAAGGGCCGCAATCGCCTCCGGACGCATGTGAACGGGGATGGCGGCGCAGGCCGCGTTGATGAATTCTTGGTCACTCCAGGCATGAGGCGATAACTCGCCATCGAGCACCGGCATAGGGTTAGCACAATTTGCTGCGACAGCTTGCGCACCGGTCATAATTACCCGCCTTTCTCTTTTGTAGGGGACGCGCTTTCAACTAAGCGACCCCTGAACAATAAGGCTTATCATATGGGTAAGCAACAGGTTTTTGTATCGCTTTGTTGCATTTTGGCAGTATTAGAAGTCAAAATTACTTTGCTCAGACCTAAGTTGTTATTTCTGTAATATTTTTGTCTGCCCCGCTGTCAACCGTTTGCGAGCAGCTTATTTTGCGTGCTCTTTCTCTACGATCGTCTCTATCGGCTTTCCTGTGACGATAGCGCCCATCACCTTTATCAATGCGGCGCGCGTTGCTTCGGGTGAATGCTCGTAGAGGCCGCGGACAGTGTTTAGAACGTCTGCCAGGCCCTCGTCCTGGACTTCTGCAGGCGCCTGATGGTTTGTATCGAGCCAGCCTTCCGGGAGGTTCAGAGCGCTTTCTATGCGACGTGCGAGCTGCGGGCCGATGATGCGACCGTTGCCGCCCTCTTCCTTCTTCCCACCGTTCTTGATCTGCGACACGTAGATCTGATCCATGCCGAGACGGTCGGCAAATCGTCTGAGCATTCCCCGATCTGGCTCGTTCGGCCAATCCTTTCGAAAGTCTTCCTTGAATTGGTCAAACAGCCAAAGGAAGTTTCGTTGGCGGATGCGCTCGATTGTTTCTACGGTCATCTTCGGTTCCTGTGTTTTAGTCGCGGGTTGGCCCCGTCGTGCGCACCTCATGCGCTTTTCACCGGTACGGTCGTGTTCCCCTCGCCGCCCTGCTTTTCTCGTGTAACTGAATATTGCGACATCAGGCGTCCGAATGCAAGCGTGAATTAAGCAAAAAACTAGAGTTTTCACTAACTTACAGCGCTTTACGCCTACAAATACTGGATACTTGAGGCGCTTTATAATACAATGGAAGCCTTAGACAAACAGGCGAAAGGAGCCGACAAATGGATGCAAACGAGTTCCATCAAAAGCACGGCCGCAAGATCGTCGACCAGGTGCGCGAGAAGCTCGGCATGAGCCTGTGCTCTTGGTATCACATCAAGAATTACGCCCGCCCTGTGACGCCTGACCGCGCTGTGAAGCTCGCTATGGCAAGCGACGAGATCACGGCCGGCGACGGGATGCAGATCGTCGACCTGCTGCGTCTGCGTGACCTGCCGGCGCGCGTCGTCGGAACGGGCAAGGAGTAACCATGAAAATTCTTCGCACACAAAAGTCATCGGTAATCGTCGACCGAGAAATGCTCGAAGACACCTGTCTTTCGTTCGGCGCGAAAGGCGTGATGGCTTACATCGAATCGCAGGGCGACGAGTGGGATATCAACGGCCCTGAACTCGTCAACGCGGCTGGCGACTCATGGCCGACCTGCACTTACGAGTTCGCTCTTGAAACGGTTGACCGCTATCTCGAAGAATTGATCGCGCTTGGATATTTGGAGCGCGCATGACCATTTGGACCTATGAAAAGGCCGTCTTCCAGTCGAAGTTAGCGGCATCTACCAAGCTGGTTCTGCTGGCCCTAAACAGCCACGTCAACCGGCTTGGGCAATCGTGCTTCCCCTCCTACAAGCGGCTTGAGGCATTCACGTCGCTCAAGCGCAGCACGATCATCGAGCATATCGGAATTGCAGAAAGCCAAGGCTGGCTGAAGCGCGTCAATCGCTTCGGCGACAACGGTAAGCAGCGCTCGAACCTGTTCCACCTTCAGGTTCCGCACCACATCATGATGGCGTCCGACGCCTCGGAAATCGACGAGGAAGAGGAAGAGATTGGGGGTCCAGAATCTGGACGGTGGGGGTCCAGCAACTGGACGGAGGGGGTCCAGCAGGTGGACCCAGAAGTAACCAAAGGAACAAACCACTCTAAAAGAACTAAAAAGACAGCGAGCGAACTGCCAAAAAATTTCGCCGTGACTGATGACTTACGACGTTGGGCGACAGAAAAAGGGTACGCCTCCCCCGACAGTCTATTGGAATCATTCAAGCTCTATCACACCGCCAAGGGATCGACGTACAAGGACTGGACGGCCGCTTTTCAGATGTGGATCAAGAAAGACAAGGAATTTTCTTCGAGCAAATCTAAAACATCTGGTGTATCATCTACTAAAACAAAGTCGCTAGCCGACATGGACTATTCAGAGTCTTTCTTCTAACCAGAAGTGTTGTACAAAAACAAACAAGGAACCGCGATGAATGTTTCATTACCCACACTGCCAGACGAGGGTTCGTGCGCAAAGCACGGTTCTTTCCCTATTCGACAGATCAATGTCGCTGATTCTGTGATTCGAATTACGCGCTGCCCTGCCTGCTCGAAGGAAGATGCAGACCGAGAGGCCGCTGTACAGGCAAAGAAAGAGCAGATGGAGCGTCAGGCGAAGATCGAAGCGCGTCTTGAGCAAGCTGGCATTCCGGCTCTGTTCCGTAATCGCACGTTCGCCAACTATGAAGTCAAGACCGATGCGCAGGAACGCGCTTGGGAACGCTTTCACGGCTTCGCTGCGGGCTTCCGTAGCCATCTGAAGACCGGAACAGTTCTCGTCGGAATCGGCAAGGTAGGCACCGGAAAATCGCACCTTGCATGCGCCGTTGCTAACGATCTTATGGCGCGCGGTCACACTGTCTACTTCACGTCCACTGCCCGCCTGTTTACCAAGATTCGCGGAACATGGTCGCGCAACTCCGAGCTTACCGAAGAACAGATGCTTCGCCAGTTCGAGTCGATCGACCTGATGATCCTCGACGAAATCGGATTGCAGCGTGGCACTGACGACGAGATCCGCACGCTGCACGAGCTGCTAGAGGCGCGCAGGCTCAATTGCAAGCCCACCATCCTGCTGACGAACCTCGACGTACCGAGCCTGAAGGCGTATCTCGGCGAGCGCTTCATGGACCGCCTGAGCGAATCTGGCGTAAGCGTGAAGTTTGATTGGGAGAGCCATCGCCGAGCATCGCGCGACGTGGCAGGACTCGACTCGGAGGCCGCATGACACCCGATCGCATTCTCGACTATCTCGAATCACAACCAGACGGCGCATCCGTTCAGCAGATCGCCGACAGCGTAGAAATCACCACGCAGAAGGTGCGCGGCGTACTCGGCAGGCTTGAAACCAGCGGCAAGGTGAAATGCAACGGCCGGCGCGACAGATTGGGCGCCTTGTGGCTCAGCATCCGCGAGGAAACGCCGCCAGTGTTTCGTGCGATGGAGACGCTTAAGGCGATGCAAGACGCTTGCCGTGCGCGATTGATGGCTAACCAGATGGAGGCAGCATGACGTACCAAGTCGAAGTGAACTATTGCCGCTGCCATCCTGAGACGTGCTGCTGCAATGACTGGCGCATCGTCGATAGCAAGGGCGATAAGGTCAGTACGCACTTCCTCAAAGAGGACGCGGACCGCCTGGCCGATTTGCTGAATTCGGCTGCAAAGGAGCGAGCATGAGTCCCGCCCTCTACTGGTGGCTGTTCTTTGGCGTGCTGGCGAAAGCATGGAACCCGCCGAGTCCGAAGCAGCCGCCAAAGGAAGATGCGTGAAGCTTCCGCAACCATTACGCCAAAACGAATATCGGGATCCGCTAGAGATCCTCATAACGCGCGAGGAACGAACATGCAAGGGTTGCGTTTATCAGATCGGGAAGATCAGCTTCGGAGACTCGGACTTACTCTGCGCCAGGCTCAAGCCGATGACGAAGCGATGCGAAGAATGGCGCTCTTTGGATCAATGGAGAGCGCACTGTCTTTCGCGTACACGTGGCGGGCAACGGCCGGCGTGAAGATTGGCAAGATCGGCGAGTTCGTCGGCAAGGAAGGCGGCCTGATGCTCTCAGCGAGCGAGAAACGAGCGCAGGCGCGGCTGATACTCGATGTGATCGCCTCGCATACATCGCGCGATCAGCAAGCCCTGCTCGATGCCGAATACGGCGGCGAGAACGGCGAGCGAGCAGCGGGCATCGAGCGCCTAGAACACCTGTTCGGCGGCATCGTGCGCAGCCGTAGCGTCATCCGCCTGATGCTGATGCGCGAGTTCGTCTACGGCGCGCGCTACTGCCCTTCTGCGCAAGAGATCGCGGACGAATGCGGAGTCAGCCGAAGCACGGCATATAACGCGGCGGCGAAGATCGGGCCGGCGATTGCAGAGCTGCGCCAGGCGACGCACGAGAAGTTACGACCGGCGTTTTCCCGGCGCGGCTGGATTCCAAAAGAAGAGGACAACAAACATGTCTAAGCGAAAAACACTTTCTCGCGAGTATGTCGCAAGCTTACTGGCTTACGACCCGGAGAGCGGCATGTTCACTTGGTCTAGGCCAAGACAGGCGATTAAGGTGGGTCAAAAAGCGGGGACGCGGGGATCGAACGGATATATCCAGATACGGATAGATGGGTTCCCATATCCGGCGCATAGGCTCGCATGGCTTCTAATGTACGGCGAGCATCCGGCAGCGCAGGTCGACCACATCAATGGCATACCGACCGACAACCGAATCTGTAACCTACGGCTGGCTGACAACCATCAGAACCAATACAACCAAAAGCTACACCGGGACAACACAAGCGGCGTCAAGGGCGTTTGTAAGGTCTACGGCAAATGGAACGCGCGCATTTCTGTTGCGGGAAAACGCAAATCCCTCGGCCAATTCGAGACCATAGAAGAGGCAGCGTCCGCAATCATGGCCGCCCGCGAACAGTTCCACGGCGAGTTCTGCCGACATAGTTAGGCAGCACACAAAAAAGATGGATTTCCCGCTTGCCTATCTAATACAGCGCAGGTATTATGTTTCTCAGCAACACACACAACAACAAACCAGAAGGAAACATCGATGAAACCGCAAACCTTGGCCCGCAACGGCTTATTACGCAGTCTCGAAGCCTTCCGCCCGCAACAAGCTCCTGTTGCGCGTAAAAATTTGTCCGCAATGGATACACTGGCTGCCTCAGTGCCTAAGTCAGTATTCATGCAGGAACTGCGCAAGGCCGGCGACGAACACCTTTGCCCTGTCGCCGAACTGATCGAACTACATCGTCAGGTGCAGATCGCGGAGAAGGTGCCGGACATGTACGCCCTTCTGATGAATTTCGATCTGGAATGGCGTCGCTTTTCATCGATGTTTCCTGAAGCCGCCGCCGATGGCTGGCTCTCCCTCCTTGTGAACCGTGCGCGCGTCCTGCGCGATGAAATCGACGAGATCAGCCATGCGCGCCGCGCTTGATTGGGTTTTCTTCGCCGCCCTGCTCGCTTGGTTCCTATGGGCTACACAGCCGGGGTGGCAATGAGCGACGGCGCCGAGTGGTGGCAACAGCAAATTTCCGAAGAACGCGAACAGCACGAACGAGAGAACGAACATGAGCACAGCAACGCTAGTCATCGGTCAGAGCGGAACGGGCAAATCCTCATCCCTGCGCAATTTCGACCCGGCGCAGACCCTTTTGATTCAGATCGTTAAGAAGCCGCTTCCCTTCCGGGCGAAAGGCTGGAGCTACCTGAGCAAAGAGAACCCGGACGGAAACATGTTCGTCACTGACGACGCCGCGCGCATCGTCAGCATTCTCGGCAAGACGCAGCGCAAGACGATCATCATCGACGACTTCCAATACCTGCTTGCGAACGAATTCATGCGCCGCAGCGGGGAAACGGGCTTCCAGAAGTTCACGGACATTGGAAAGCACGCTTGGGACGTCCTGACGGCCGCTAACACGCTTCCTGACGACGTGCGCGTGTACATACTCACGCACAGCGAGCAGCTCGATTCGGGACACACCAAGGCCAAGACGATCGGCAAGTTGCTCGACGAAAAGATCACCGTCGAAGGCCTGTTCACGATCGTCCTCAAGACCGATGTTGTCGACGGCGAATACACCTTCACGACACGCAACAGCGGGCGCGACACGGTTAAAAGCCCGATGGGGCTGTTCGGCCAAGAGCGCATTCCGAACGATCT